AGGCAAGGAGCCTCTTAGCGTTGCACGGTAAGGCAGGTTGGTGGACACCTGAAGAGGTGAGGATGGCTACTCAACTCAACATGGAAAGTAAGGGTGGGTCCACATCTTCACTCGAGTATTTGCTGCAACCTTTGTATGCGGCAAACAATCAGCTTCCAGGGGCAGGGGTATTGGCCTCAAGTCTCGAAAATGTGGCACCAGGGTCTTTGACAAGAGAAATAGATTTAGCGGAACACCTCGATGTTATTGGGGCGGAACTAATTGTTAACCCAGGGGCCGCCCGAGAGTATTTTGCTCATCTTCAATCCATTGGCCGCAATATTCGAGAAGTGGAAGTTGCCGAGGATCTTTCCGAGGACGCGTTGCGTGCCTTTGGGAGTGCCGCTTCGGGTGACTTCCCGTTACCTAGCGGTATCGGGCTCGAAGTGCGAGGGGTACGAGGGAAACACACCGGTTCTACTATGTCTACCGCAGACACATACGATGATGTTGTTAAAGTCCGTGACCCTTTAACCGACGCAGAAGGCCCACAGAGAGCAACTAATTCCAAGGAACGGGATGCGGTACAGGCTCTCGAAACAGCCGATAAGCCTGTCGGGGAGATGACTGCGACGGAATGGGGAACTTACCGGCAGCGCTTAGAGAACCAAATTCGTGACCAAATTGGTGCCCTCTATCCCCTCAAGACTCGCAGCCGCCCCACTCATATGTGGAGTGATCCGAGCCAGGTCAGATACAGGTTCCAGTCAAAAAACATGAGGCCCGAAACGTGGGACGAGTTAATCGCTGGGTTGAAAGAAAAGTATCCACTATTCGGCGACGAACTTGAAAGGTGGGAAACGGAGCTTGCAGCGGGCACAACGTGGGGGCAAACACCAGTCGAGGCTCCTCCTGTTTCAGAAATGTTTGGGGATATCTCTTGGACTTCTGAACGTCGAAAAGGTCTCGTCGCTTTAGATCATGGACCGATAGCGGTAAAAGAAGGATCGGGAAATGCTAAAAGAGAACTTTGGGAAATTTATCCCGTCAAATTGAAAGCAATGTTGGAAGGGTTAGGTTACGAGGTTACTGCCACGAGCCCTAAAGGCATCATAGAAGAGGTCTTCGAGAATCGTGCGGGCACCTCGAATCTGTTGCGGGGAGAAATTGGTTCCAGAGGGCCTCATGCCGCACGAAAACAACCCACTCTGCGACCTTACGATACCTACATTCAGAAAACTCGTGAGGCTCGACTCAGGGGTCCTTTGATTCGGGCATTAGCTGGCGACTTGGGGGCAATAATTGCTGAGAGAGAAGGCTTAGCTGCGGGCGTGGAAGCCGCATTGAAGACAGAACTGAGCTTGGCACGGTACAGTGGCGAAGCCCAAGACATTGTCGACCATTTGATGGAAAGCCACGCATTTCAAAGAGAGTGGATCGGGTCGGGGCATCAGTCTCCAATTACGACATCAAGATTGAATGACGGGGAAGAGTATTTTGCGCTCAGTAAAGCGTTTGATGATTCTGACTTGCGTAACGACCCCAGATGGAGCGGTCTGCTAGACGAAGTGGAAGAACTCCTCGCTCTTGACACCAAAATGAAAACCGATATCGAATCGAAGATCTGGGAAACGATGCCAGATCCACAGAGAATCTCAGGTGGCAACGAGTACCGCCAGTTTTGGCGTGACCGAGGCTACCAGATGACTGATGAACCACAAATCAAAGGACACGGTTTTCCGTGGGAACCGCCAGGTATGAGACCTACGAGCACTGCGGTGCGGGGACGCACCGGTTTCCCTGGGGTTGCCGATCGGCCAGTAGCGTCGCAACTTCCAAGAGATGTGGGACCGAGGAGACCTCCACAGAGGAATCGTTGGGGGTATGAGAGTCCCGCCCATTCGCGGTTGGGGCAAGATGTGGACCCCAGAGTTGTAGAAAAAAATGTTGAAGCAGCGCTCCCCAAGGGAGGGGATGGGCTGTTCGGAACTCCGCAGAACAGAACGTACGCCAAAAATGTGGCTGTTCTCAAAGCGTTGGATGAGCTTCTTGGCTCCGAAATAGTTCTCCAAAGTTCGCAAGAGGTCACTAATATCCTCGGAAAACCCACCAGATTTCTCAAAGAAACCACCTCCACTGGGGGGGATGTTGGCGAGGAAGCATGGGCTGCTTACAAAACTTCCGAGCGGGCTGGGGCAGAGTCCACTGATGTGCTTCAGAATTGGCGAGCGGAACAAGTTCGTCTGGGAAAGGTTGAACATATCGTACGGAAGTATGAGCCGTTGTTGGCTGAAATTCGGGCAACTTTGAGAACTGCGGAGATAGCGGACGAGGTGGCGGCGGCAGCTACATCTAAGTCGCTTCTGAGCAAAGCGAGTCCTTTGGCTGCGAAAGCAAAGACCGCTGCGAGAGGGACGACCCGTCGCCCCAGAATCGTTGCTGGAGCTCCCGTCAAGGATCGTGCAACTATCGGCCAGTTCGGGTTAGCTCCTAAACATCTTGCTGGTGATTTAGCGCTAGATGTGCGGGAACAAATAGCTTTGCGAAACATGTTAGACAACATCACAGCCAAAATTGAGAACGCAAAGTTTCAGGTCGAGCAAGCTCAAGACGCGGCTGCAGCGACGAAACAGGCAGCAGAAGAAGCAACAGACGATGCTACCGATCTTTGGATGTTGACGATGCTCAAAAACCAGGAAGCGCAACAACAAATCAGTGACCTCAGCTTAGAGTTACAGCGGTTAGCGAAATCACCAAACGTCGTCGACCAGATAAGTGCGGCAGCCACACAAGAAGAAGCCATTCGTGCAGTAATGAACAACCGTGTTATGGGTGCAGCGTTCGCTGACATGTACGGGGAAGCAACGAACAACTTCCTGAGAAGCTACCGGCAAATGAAACCTTCCCTTGCCCCAGGTGGGCGAGGTGGAGGACCAGGCGGTCCCACCTATTGGATGGGTGGCATGAGCGAAGACGGCTGGAAATTGTTTGAGGAAGCGATCGAGGCAGGAGCAGGGCTCTCTGATCCGAGGAAACTAAACGGGGCGCTTCAAGCGTACCTGAAAGTTGCCAACTGGTGGAAAGCTCAAGCAGTGGCGTCTCCTGGTTTCATTATGCGAAACCTGATGGGTGGCGCACTGGTGAACAGTTTGGTCGCCGGTGTAGAAATGGGGACCCACAGTCGGGTCGGTGCCATGGCTCAAATGGCGCAGGCAAGAGGAGCGAACGACGTTGTTTACGGTGCACGACTTCTTGCCAACGACGGAAAAACGGTTCGGTTGCAAAACTTGTTTGGGGTTAACCGTAACGCCACAGCAGACGATTGGGCTGTGTTCGCTGACCTTCTCGAAAGTGGTGTAGTTGGGCAAGGGCAAGCCTGGTCGGAAGTGAAGAGCGCTATCACCGAAGGTCTTGTGCCTTTGCAACGAACTAGACATTTCGGGTTCATGGAAGGGCTAATACAGGGAAGTTGGAAGCCGACTGCGGATTTCAAACTGTTTACGGCTGTCCGAACCCAGAACGAACGAGCAGAATTTGTTCTTCGTTCCGCTTTAGGGTTCGACATTATGAAGAAAGGTGGCAGCGTCGAGGACGCCATGCACGCCATCAACAAATACCATTTCGACTACCAGGATCTCACCAACATAGAACGCAACATCAAAGCCGTCATTCCTTTCTACACCTGGCAAAAAAACATTATTCCTGTTCTCGTCGAATCTCTCGGCCAGAAACCGCAAGCATGGACAGGGTTTCTTCGAGCGAAAGCAGCTTTGGAACTTGGCGAAGACGAGGAGCGAGTTGTCCCCGACTACTATGCGGAGCTTATGGGGATGGCGTTGCCTTGGAAAACGAGCGGTTTCTCTGGTGGCAGAATCTATGCGGTACCTGACACCCCGTTCCGTCAACTGTTTCAGTTCACAAAAGAGCCAACATCGCCTGCGCGAGAAGTCTCAGGGTCGATCTTTCCGTGGTTCAAAACACCTATAGAGATCTGGTCAAAGAAACAACTCTTTGCGGACATTCCATTCAGTGGCAGATACCAGCAGGTGCCCAACGTCTTCTCGGTGACTCCTGGTTTGATGGATATTTTGGGGGCCGCTGGTAAAGCCAAAAAGAATGCTCGAGGTGAGTGGAAGATGCGTGACCACGACATTTATTTGGTGGAGCAGTTCTCCCCCATTCTTGGTCGCGCTCGACGCCAATTTCCGAACGAGAAAGCGAAAGAGCGTCGCATGTGGATGACTTGGGTCTCATTCCTTACAGGCGGCGGTTTCCGTGTCAACGACTCCGCTGAACGCAGAAATCAGCTTATCAAAGACCAAGTGGGGCATTCGAACGACATGCGAGACAAGAGAGATATCGCAAACCGAGAAGTTTAACGGGACACACTGAGCATTGTGTAGTGAAGTATATTTCTCGCACCGAATGGGGCGCAACGCCACCAGCAAAGCCTTTCTCTAGGCTACGCCCATCAAGGGTTGTTGGGATCGTTTTGCATCACAGTGGTGTGAAGAACGGCCCCTCAGGGGAAAACGCTGTGCGAGCTTATGAGCGTTTCCACATGAAAACCCGTGGGTGGCGTGGTATCGCTTACAACTGGCTGATTTCTGACGGCGTTCTTTATGAGGGCCGTGGCGCAGGTGTGATCTCAGGTGCAACCAGAGGATGGAACTCTCGAACTGAAAGCATTTGTTATGCGGGATGGGGTTCTACAGTGGTTGACGAGCAGAGCCTGCGCCTAATTCGCGCTAAAGTGGAGGAGATCCAGGCACGTTACGCTGGAAAACTGTGGGTTAAACCCCACTCGAAACTTGGGTCCACATCGTGCCCTGGGTCTTTTCTTACTTCTTGGTTACAGCAAGGAATGCCGGTGAATGGTTTAGAAAGTCAAGACACGATACAACGCGCAGCCGTGTATCTCGAAAGTATTAAAGCCCAGATCGCTCGACGGTCTTTGAGTCGTTGGCGGCGTTCCCGTGGGGAAGCTGTGCGTGTGGTTCAAGAACGTCTGGCGGAACGCGGATTTGACCCTGGTCCCGTTGACGGCATTTGGGGGCGCAAAACTACGGCTGCTTTGCGACAATTTCAAAGATCTCAGGGCTATTTGAAGCCCGATGGTGTGTGCGGTATAAGAACCTTCCACGCTTTATTTCTTCAATAAGGAGATAGGACATGCCTAAGGGCAAAGGATACGGACAATTCGGAGAAACTTTCGGGGATGCGGACGAGTACTTGTACAATTCGTCGTCACCTGACAACAATGCTGACATGGCTGCTAAAGCTAAAAGTGATGCGGCTTGGCTCCGATCAACTGCACTGGGAAATCAGGCGTATGGTGGACGCCCGTTCGGCAAATGAGAAAGCCTCGGAAACTTAAACGACCTCAGAAACCTAAAGCGCCGACACATAAGACCGCACGGAAGAGGACACGATACTAGTATGCCTTTGAGGAAAGGGTCTTCAAGAGACACAATCTCCCACAACATAGGGAAACTCATTACTGAAGGTTACCCGAGGGACCAAGCAGCAGCTATTGCACATTCCGAAGCTGGAAAGTCGAGAAAAAAGAAATGACCGAAATGAACAAAAAAGTTGATTGGGGTGACTGGTTTGAACGAACAGTCTGGACAGCCGTCGAGGCTGGCCTTGCTATTCTTGTTGTTACTGATGTTTCAAGCCTCAAAGCGGCGGGGACAGCCATGGCTGCAGCAGCAATCGCAGGCATCAAATCGCTCGCCAGAGCTAAACTCGGACGATAAAGAGATGGAAGATCTCGAAGAAAAGTGGGCCCTCTGGATGACCCAAGAGGGAAAGATCGTTGAAGATGACGTAGAACAACTCTTCATTCAGAATCGCAACATCTTCGAGATAGACGACGGAACTCACGCTAAATGGGTGAAGAACGCGAATAACGAGAGTTCGCGTTTAGGGATGCTTCTTGTCTTAACTATCGACGAGGTTGCCGAGCTCACGTGCGCTTGGGAAGACGCCCAAGATGGAAACATGAACGCTGGATCATTTGTTGCTGAATGGTTGAATCACTTTATGGCGTTCATGGACGCTGCGAGTGATATCCATTCAGATGCGGAGGACGATTAGTCAACGTACGCAACCTGCGTTGAACAGTCGGCTCGAGCTCCAAGAGGTTTGCTAAACGAACTTTCAAACCGTCGCGTCTTCTCGCAACAGTGGTTTTGGGGATACCGCTTAGTTCTTCTGTTTCGCGAAGCGAATAGTCCCCCACAAAGATACAGTCGATAACGACTCTGTCGATTTCATCTTCGCAGCATTTGAGAAGGATTTCTTCGACAGCGCTCTCAAGTTCTTTATCCACTGTGATTGCCTGTTCTTGCGCCCAGCGGGTCTTAGCTGAAGGAAGCCACCATTCTGTTCGAGGGTCGTGATAGGTGACACGTTTCGAGTTGGGTTGGGGCCGTGCGTCTCGACGTGCAGACAGATAGGGAACATCACTCCAACTAGATATGCTCACGCCACTACCTAAGCGGCGGAACGGTATGAGTATCCCATGGAAGGTCACCAGGACGAATTTTGATGAACGCTTTCCCACGTTTCGTATCATTGTAAGAATCCAATGTGACATTAAGCCCATCTATGATCTCCCAAATTCCTTCTAATGGCACCCACACGCTGTCTGATCTAGCGGAACTCCATAACCAAAAAAATACTGGGATCTGGTTGTTCCACAGGTCAAGTGCCCGCAGTTTCTCGAACTTGATTTTGAGGCCGTTCTTTCCGAAACCCTGGACCTCTACCAGTGCTGTGGGGAGCAGGTAGTCGGGGGTGTACCTCATCATTAGCGGTAACCGTTCGACCCCCCATCCCAAGGGTGGTTTGTTCAATCCGTATCGGAGAGCGGTGGGGTAAGCTGCCTCGAACTGGCCTTCAGCAATGTCGCCCCAAGTGCCGTTGAAGCGTTCGTGGAGGGTTTGGTTCATAGTTTGATTGCGTCCACTCGACGTACCTGGGAGTCGTTTAAGAAAGCGCCCCCCTCACCTTGGAGCCCATCGAGTGTCAATTTGACCAGGTTGTCTACGTCGCCACCCCAGTTTTTGTTGTCGAAAGTCATTGGTGCCACCCACACAGAGGTGCTTTCTTTGCTGTAAACGATAACCACAGACACAGAACCTTCGAAAGTTGGGTTCCCTGAGGCTTCCCAGGCGTCTCGAATGCATTGTTCTGCTTCTTTAGTGGCTTTAGGTGTGAATGCGTGCCCTCGTTTGGTTAGCCGTGGCCGTTCTTTGGGTTTAGGTCGAGAGGAGATGTGAACAAAGTAGCTTTCGTCAAGGTCCATGTGTGGGTCCCCTAAATTTTAGTTTGAACTTTTGTTGTTCTGTTTGGGCGTGTGTTAGAGCTTTCGAAACTAACGTGTCGTATTGTAGGTCGCTATCGTTTCTGTCTGTGTATTTCTTTCCCCATTGGGAATCCCAGGTAGTAAGCACTGACCGCATTTCATTTGCGTCATGTCCTGCGAATGCGAGCCCTACTGCAATGGTCCACAGTGCCCCTGAACGGTCAACAACTTCGCGGCTTCGAGTTGGGCCATGGTTCAGCATGTCAGATAGCCAGACAGGGTATTCTCTGCGGAAACCTAAGCGTTTCTGTCGCAGTGGCGCAGGCGTCGGTTTGGGTTTGCTTAGAGTGCAAACTTTTTGGAGGTGCTCACTGGTGGTTCTGCCGGTGTGTGCGGCGTCCACAAAATCTTCGAGCGTTAGGGACCAGGAACCCTTCCGAACGCCCTGACGGCCTTGTGTGCGGGTTCGTGGGTAAGGTAAACGGATGCAGTTGCCAAAGGTTTTGCCTTCGAGGGAAACTTGTTTCGGAAATACCTCTGTGGTGGGGGCTTCAACCACATCGCAGATGGCGGTCAAAGCGTTACGCATCAGTGACGCCTCGACGGGTGCTTCCACATAGACCCACAGATGCACCCCTTTGGATCTTGACATCTCAACGAACGAGGTGATGTCGAGGTAAGCGAGTGCTTGCTCAACATTGAATGCGTGAATCAAAGAATCTTCGTCACCTATGTCCCAGTCGATTGCCCCAAACCATACTTCTGCGGGGTTACCTGCGAGTGGGTATGTGGCTAACGGTTCCTCTCCGAAGAGGTGCGCTTCGACGTTAACGAACCAGGCTGCGCCTGTGTGACCTGTCGGGTTTCCTGCAGCGTCTTTGCGTGGACGCACCTGGGTGCCACCAACATCGGCGATTGCTCCTCCTTGGTGGAGCTCCGCGAAACGTCGAACTAGATCGCCGTCATTCATGCACCCTCATTACAGCTATGCAAGGATCGGCACCTTCCCAAAACAGTTCTGCTTCTTCTTCTGTCAGCCATGTGTCGTGCGTGGAACACACGGGAGGTTCAGCCCAACCTCGCTCTAAACCGTGAGCGATCCATTCGAGTTTCTCTATGTGGTCGCTGTCACCGCTCATAAGAAGGTTCCCTGTCAGTGGTGTACTCCGAAATTGCCCCACAGTCTTCATCTATGTAGTAAAGCAAATCTTCGAGACGATTAGGTGGGCGTTTGTTTTTGACAAGACTGATGTTTATTGAGTTGCGGTGGAATGCTGTTTCGCCTGCAGTCAAGTTCTTTCGATCTCGCTGCCGGTAAACCTCGATGACTTGGTGAGATTCTTGTTCGCCGCCGAAACGGGCAA